CTGCAGTCTCTTCAGATGCATCGGTGTCCTTCTGTTCGGTTGCTGCTTCTGCTTCCTTTTCTTTTTGTTCCCTATGAAATTTTGTTAATTCACCTTTAGCAAATGCCTCTACTTCAGCATCATCATCATTTCTAATTTTGCTGTAAGGATTTGCATTTGGTATTTCAACTTTAGTTTCTTCAGAAACTTTTTTTTCTTCTTCCATTATTTTTACCTATTGGTTGAGTGCCTTATGGGTAAGGGTAGCTCTATTCCATAATTGTTGTGGGCTGATACTATGCTTCCATCATACCAGAATCTATTTCATCAATCTCAGATTGCATCATAGATCCTTCTGAATCTGCCATTTGTGTATCAGGTGGCACATTTGTTTGACCCATCGTATTATCCATACCAGAAACAGATTGTTCTAAGTCAGCAATAAAATTACTTAATGACTCAGTTTCATTCTGTCCCCCGTATCTTTTAGCAGCAAAATTTTTTGCTACAGATACTGGTATCATCATGTTCTCTTCAGATGATCCTGCTTGATCCAATAAAGGAGTTAATTCAGGAGCAATCTTTTTAAGAACATTGCTAACAGATGGAGATAAAACTGTAGTTAATACAGCCTTATCTTGATCTGTTAAATTTTGTACTTTTTCTGCAAGACCCATTTCTGTTGTTTGTTCTACTTCATTAGTAGGTTTAACTGGTGCAGCTTTTTTTGCAGTAGGCATTTTAATTTTAGACATATCTGGTGGTGTTACTTTTGCTTCATCTCTATTCATCATACCTGTCATAGTAGGTTGATTTTTAGTAACTGTTCCTTTCATATCTGTTATTGCCATTATTTTCTCCCTGCCCAGTAGCATAGAGGTAGTATAACTTTTCTGTATATTCTACCAAGTAAATGTGTTTTACCTCTAAGTGTTTGTCGCATATCAATTGTACTATGTACAGCAATATGTTCTAATATATTTTTAATAATTTTATTTGTAATACCTTTTTGTTTTGCGTAATTAACTAAAGGTAAGAATAATTTATGATAACCTTTTTGGTACTCTGGTGCAATATCACCATGAAACTTCATCCATATTTTATTTCTAAATGATCCAAAGCCATATGATTCATTCATCATAGTACAAACTATTTTACCTCCACCAGCAGATCCTCCGCCACCACCACTAGCTCCTGGAGCAACTCCACCTGTAGCTATATCAGCTTGATTTTTTTTAGCTTGTGCTGCTTCTATTTGATTATTAAATTTTTCTTTTCTTGCTTCAAATCTTTCTACTCTTTCTGTATCACCTTTAGCTCTAGCTTTATCAATAGTTTTTTGTATTGTAGATACTCTATTTCTAGCACCTTTCATAATATCTCCTCTAGCTGATACCATATTCATACCTGCAAATACATTATCAGCTGGATTACCTGCTACTCTTTGAGAATCTACATTAGAACCTAATTGACCTCTAGTTTTATAACCTAAAGAACTTAAAGCATCACTATTTGATTTATTAAGTGCTACTTGTCTTGGACCAATAAGAGCATCATTAATTCCTTTTAATACTGTACCTACTCCTGATAATATTTTAACAGGTAAACTATTTTTAGGATCTAAAAATTTTTTAGCTTTTTCCATAACAGAAGGCTCAACTTCTGCAGGTTGTATTTCAGTGGGATCAAATCTTGTTTTAAATTTATCAGTTTCTGATCTAAATGTTTTTCCTATATCCTCTACTGCAGTCTGTGTTTGTGTAGCTCCACCAGTTAATGTTCCCGTAGGAACTGTTCTAGGGCCTTTTGAAAAATCTCCTATAGGTGCATCTGATATATTAACTATAGTATTTTCATAGTCTTTTCTACGCATATCAACTTCATTTTTTGCGTTAGCTAATTCTATATCTGCCTCTGGATTTGGAGCTTGTTTACCCATGCCCCTATCTCTATTAAGTTCAGTTTGTAAATTATATCTTTGTAATGCATCATTATATGCTTTTAGTGCTCTTCTATTATCAGAGCCTGCTGATATATCTTCCATCTGAATACCCATATCAGCTTTACCAATATCAGTAGCTTGTTTTTGAATATTTTTAAATGTTTGTTCACCAGTAAAATCTTGTTCACCATCTGGTGTAGGAAAGTTTACAAAAGTTTGATCTTGGCCTCCACCACCAGAGCCTCCTCCACCTGTACCTGTATCAGGAGTTTGATTATCATCACCAGTATCATCATCCCCATCATCAGGAATTACATAAGGTGCTTGATCAATAGTTGGTAAACTTAAATCTGGTAATTTAGTAAAACCAACTTGGTTTAATTTATATTCGCCTGTACTAGGATCTTTTACTAATTCAAAAGTTCCTGGACCTACTCTGTTTGGATCAAATGTTGCCATCTTTATTGCGTCTGTTCGCCTCTTCTAGGTTGAGTATTTGCCGCACTAAAGCCAGCTTCCCCTGGCATTGGTACATCACCTGTACCGATGTTGCCACCTCCAGCTCCCGTTGGATCTGTTGGCGAAGCTCCAGGAGGTACTGGACCAGTCTGTCCCATTTGGTCTTGTCCTCCAGTAGCGGCTGTATTGTTTTGATTTCCATTAGCCATTCCCATTATTTGTGCATAGATCGCAGCTTTTTCTGGATCGTTAATTAATTGATCTGGATCAATATCTAAAGACTTAGCTATTTCAGTTAAACATGTATGCCATCTAACAAATGGTGCAAGTGCAGGATTAGCTGCAGTTTGCATAAATGTCATTAGTCTTTGAGATCTTACTTCTTTCTGCATCAAAGAAGAAGTGCCTTGAGCTTTAATCTCTAGATCACCTTTGATATGCGGAGCATCATCATTAAACTGCATGTTCCAATAAAATAATGATTGTCCTAGGGGCTTTAATAAGTAATCGTCAATATTTTTAATTACTGTTTTAATACTTAAAGCTGCAGCACCCATCAACATAGACATACCAGATGCAGTTCTAGTTGTAGACTGCACTCCAGTTGCACCATGTGAATATGATGGTATGCCTGTAGCTTCATCTGCAAGTTGTCTAAACTTGTCAAACATTTGTAAATTTTCATATGCAGTATTTGGAAACTTAACTCCATGTACTGCTTGTCCTGTTTGTCCACTTTGTCTTCTAAATATTTTACCAGGAAATACTTTCATATCTTGACCAGGTACTAACATTGTTTCATCAACATCAAATACTAAATTACCTGCAAGTGCTAAGTTATCAATAGCCATTCTTGCGTGACCATTCATAACTTGTTGAGAGTCTTCCATATTTTCTGGTACACCCACACCAAAAAATTGATATGGATTTAATTCATATGGACATATTAAGTATGGAATACGATTTGGAGTGAATGGATTTTCTACCATTCTTAAAACTTCATTACCACAAATCCAAATATTAACAGATATTATATCACCTGTAGCTTCATACATTAAACCACATTCATCTGCAGTTTTTTTATCTATGATACCCCAATATTCTAATACTTCAAATCTATTTTTATAAATAGTTTGTATATTTTCTCTATCATACAATGAAGATTCAAATCCTCTTGTTTGATAGTTAGGACCCATCTCTAAACATCTTCTAACAGCATCACCGTCAAACATAGGTTTTTCTGCTAGATCTTCAAATTGTTGTTTGTTGTAAGAATGTCTTTGAATTACATAATCACAATCATGAATATTTGTAGCGTTTGGATCTGGATAAAAGTCCCAACATGATACCGCTTCAATAGTAGGAATAGTTTTTACTTTTTTAATATTTACATTAACTACATTACCTTGATCATCTTCTGCTGTATCAAATGAATTATATTCTTTTAAATCTGTAAATGGTCCTTTTAAAATACCAGTGCCCATTAAAACCATTTCAAAAAATACATGTCTTAAAATAGTTATAGCTCTACTTTCTTCTAACTGATCATGTATTAACTTCTGCATTTTTTCAGCAGCCATTCTTGCAGGTTCAATATTAGGACTACCAGTATAAGATGGCCCTTCTGTAAAACCTAAGTTTTCATATTCCTGATTTAAATTTTTCATTAAATCATTTACAGTTGCTCCTGGTGGAATATTCATACCATCACCATTAAATCCATATGGATCTCTTGGTTGTTCAGGTTGCTGTGGTTTTTGTTTTTCTAGATGTGCTCTTTCAGCAATATCTTCTGGTACTGATGTTGGAGAAACTCCTAAAGGAAATTTACCTTGAGAAAATAAAACTTCAATAATCTGACCGAATGAAGCAAGTACTTTAGTCTTTGTTATCTTAACAAATACTCTAGACTTTTCATTTTCACGGAAAGCCATTTCTGGACCATATAATCCTCTATAGTTTCTGTAAGCCTTTAGCCATCTTTTTTCATCATAGACTTTAGATGTTTCAGCTTGTTGAAATCTTTCTCGGATTAATCCAATTAAAGGACTCCCCTCGGCTTCGTAGCCGTTACTATCTTTTTTATTTTCTTCTTCCATATAGACTAATAATCTCTTTCTTCAGCCATTCTAAAGATTGCTGGATCTACTTTTGATTTAGATTTACCTTTAGCATCATTGCCATCACCGCTTGTAGCTCCTTGTTGAACTTTAGCATTAGGATCTATTGCCATTGGTTCATTAGGTGCTTTCGGTGCATCAGGTGCTAGTTCTCCGTGCATGTATCTTTTGTTTATGTCCATTTTTTCTCCTTTGGGTTTTTTTATTGTATTTCTTTTTTCTTGTGCCTGCATATACTACAGGTATAAAATTACTCTTAGGCCCAAGACTCATTAGTAGTCTTTTTCGTCAGCCATAGTAAACAATGAATCTTGAACATGCTCGGCACCAGGTTTAGTAGGAGCATCTACATCATATGCAAATGGCTCTTGTTTTCTGTGAGTATGTTTAGAAAAGTCAATATTAGTATGTTCTCTGTTTGGCTGTTTGCCATCAGGTGCATCACTAAACTGACCTTGTTTAACTTTAGCCTTTGGATCAAATTTTGCTTCCATTGATTTCTCCTGTTAAATTTTTATTTTTTTAATTTTAATTATATTCTTAGTAGGTATTACTGTATGCCCACCACCTTGTTTAATTGTACCAGAATCTTCAAATATAAAATCTGCCATGATAACAGTTGTCTTTTGATTTTGTTCTACTAACCAACCAAAGCTACAACATACTGCTGTCTTAGATTTTTTTATATCTGTAATGTCAGACCATTCACATGATCCAACAATATCTTCCCAGTATGCAATAACTAGGTCATACGGAAAAATTTTTTTATTTATTTCTGGAACTTTTCTTTTTAACACCTTTTAACTTACCAGAATTTTCCATAGCATAAAATATGGCTTCACCTTTTTTCTTGCCATATTGTTTAGTCATGGATGTTTTAATTTTTTTACCTTTCTTATTTAGAGGCATTTAATACTCTACCTCTATTAGGTCCTTTCTTTAATCTGTATTCTTGTGTACCAGTTGCACCTATATTAACTTCTTTTCTACATAATTTAGATAACAACTTTTCCATTGTTTCTTTTTTAATAGAAGATATATGTGATAGCACTTGTCTTGTAACTCTGTTCATGTTAATATCCAAATTTATTATCAGCCATCCTATATGTGTCATCCGTAAAAGATGTTCTAAATCTTTCTGCATATTTAGGATGGGTAGGTCTACTCATACAACCATAACGTAATGCATCGTACGCGTGATCCTCTGCGTTAGTATCTACATCTTCAGGATTCTTATCATCTGTTGGTAAAGATCCTAAAGTTCTAATTAAATTTCTACAGGTTTTAAATATTCTAATACCTGGTTCTTCATCATTAACTTTTAGTCGTTTATGTATTTCTAATTTACCACTAATTCTACTTTTAGGAGATCTATCTGATGGTCTCCATCTACATCCATTTTGTATCATTGTCTCTGCAATACTAGGACCTACATCACCTCTTCTTGCCCAAGTGCTAGAGTCTAATACTCCATAATGAATATACTCACCTTTTTCTAAGTCTACGACTTGACGTGCAAAATTATCTGCCGTAACTTTTTTAGTATATAATTCTCTATAAATCCAGATGTTATTATTATAATCCACAGCGAACCATAAAACACAAGCAGGAGAAGAATAACCCCAGTCAGCAGCACGAAACTTGTACCAGCTTCTAGGTATTTCAAAAGGCTCAACCACATGGGTTGTTTTATTAAATTCTGGAAAAGCTGAGTCTTCATAGGCATCCCAATCTCCATCTAAAAACTGTTTACGCTGTGCTTCTGGTAAAGATGCAAGCATGATATAATAATCATCAGTCTGCATCAGATAAGGATTATCTTGTAACTTAGCTGGTATAAACCTTCTAGTTATATATTTCTTTCCGTTGGGTGTATCTATCCCTACATTAAAAGCTGTATTTGGTTCAGCAGGTTCTACAAACATTTCTTTTACCCACTGTGATCCAACGTTTCCTGGATTACCTGTAGCTCTCATATAAACAGGTATATCTTTATCAACCGATCTTAAAGAAGATCTTAGAAAATTATATATATCTGGCGAAGGATATTGTGGAAGTTCGTCTATTCCTATCCATGTG